TGACAACCCCAAATCATACCGACTACCCCACTCATAAGAGCCTGAACCCCCATATCAGTAGCGGGAATCCAATCTTCGGTAGTTCTTAACTGTGCCAACTGTTCGGGGGCGATGAGTAACACCTTGTCACCATCTAAGTCCTCCCCAAACTTTACTAAGGCATTTGCTACTTCGTCAGATGTAAGTTTTCCGGACGCAGCGTGTATCATAGGTGCTGTGATAGCGTTTAAAACTGCGACTACATCGTTATCGGTCTTACTTGCTATAGATAGTCCTAATTGATCTATTGCTTCACCGATTGGATCACCATATCCACTAAGCACCGCTTCATCGGTAATTTGAACTCCTTTACCTGCTTTTTTGACACTTACCTCTACGCTGGATTGTGTCAGTTCAGCGATCGGAATGTCGTTACCTTCTTCGACATCTTCTGCATCTCCAATATAAGCATAACTAGGTAAAGTAATGGTGCTTCCAGGTCTACCCTGCAAAGTATAATCAAGTCGCGCCAAAGGTGCGAATTTCATCAAGTCCACCATTTTTTGCTCTATCATTGGTGCTAATACTTCTGGGTCAATTAAACTTGCTAATTTTGTCGCATTATCATCTAATGCCATAATTTATTCCTCCTTGTTAATCTTCTTTTGATAACTGTTTGAACAACTCTGGATTTTGTTGTTTGAGTTCTACTCGCTCCCTCCAACCCATCTTTTTAAAATCTTCCTTGGTTATGGTCGAACTTCCACCGCCATCTCTAGGGGTTGGAGTATCTTTTAATAATTCTTTTTTAAGTTTTTCTTCTGCCAATTTCTTTTGATTAGCAATTAATTCTATCATTGTTTTTGCTCTCGTTTTAGTAACTTCCTCATCATCCGATACCACTGTATCCAAAATGGAAGAATATTCTTTTTCAGTTAAACCGGCTTCAACAAAAATCTCTTTCGCTCGAAGCTTAGATAACTCTTTGTTATAATTTGCTTGTGTTTCTTTTGCTTTGTCTAATTCAGCTTGTAGCTTTTCAGCATCCGTCATAGATGACTCTTGTAGTGCTTTTAACTCCTTCTTAACTTTCGCCAATTCGGAAGCCGTCTTATCAAATACCGACTTCTCAACCGACTTCGGTAAGGTTGAAGGGTCAACAAAATTTTTATCTGCTAACGCTTCATTAATTTCGTCGAGCGTCATATTTTCCTTGTAGGCATCACCTAGTAACGTTTTTAAATCCATATTTCATAACCTCCTTGTCCTTTTTAGAGTGCATCTGCGCACTATTTTTGCGTTTTATTTAGGAGATTTCTCTATCTCCGATATTTTAAGTGGCAAATCGCCAACCGGCCTGCTAACGGTCAACTGGCACTCTTAGTGTGCTCGGTATCAATTTTATTCATTTGTTTACATCTCGGGCATTTGATTTCAGCCTTACCTTCAATGTAACCTAACAATTTCCCACATTTTCTACATCTTAACTCAATCAATAGCATCACCATCCGGATTCGGCTTATTGTTACCGGGAGTAACTGTAGCCTCTGCGTACTTCCATTTTTCCAGATAGGGGAGAGAATCTAAATATACTTGTTCTGGATCGCTATACAATCCACTATTCGCGATTGCTATTTGAGGATGTATTCCAGCTTCAAGTTGATTCTGCATACCCTGTGTCTTAACGAGTAAGTTATCAGTTCGGTTTCTCGTAAACTTAATATCAATCTCGCTTAACTTTAAATCTAATCTTGAATAATCTCTCGCTATCCTCAATGCCAACTTTAAGAATTGTTTCTCTGAACGCTTAAATATGAGTTCATTATCCCTCGCCCTCGACTCAGCAGCACTCCATCCATCCCTTAGTATGACCGCCTGACCCGTGTCACCCGTTGTACGGTTTGCCCCATTCCTATCAGGCATACCACAAATTATGAGTATCATTTGGTAAATGTCATCTTTGGTGACTTGTGTTTGTGTTTGATTGAGTTCTTGTGATACAATCGCCACATCTGCAGGATTGCCGGGTTCCCCCTTAATCTTAATTGCCCCTAACTCTTTCAAAGCCATAAAATCTTCTTCGTCAATATCACAATTTACAAATTTCATAAACGATTGAATAAACTGTTCTATCCCGTCCATTCTATTTGAAGCTACATTGTTTAGGGCGTCCAATAAGCCTAAAACAACTTCGAACGAACCCAATCTATTGTTGTTTGCAGGATACTCGATAATCGGTATATCTCCTAAGACATGGGGTTGTTCTTTAACAATCTCCCACCCTTCCAATTCGAAATAAGTGGTCGGAGTATAAACACTGTAAATATAATTACCTTCAATCGTTTTAATGAATTTCACACCCATTAAAGGCTTCTTACCAAAACCATTATTGTAAACCACGAATGTATATCGTGGATCTAGTACATCAATCTCAAAAGGACTCTCATCTATTTCTTCATTGAAATGAGTATCCGGCAATATCATTCGATACCCCGTTCCTGCGATATAGAACCATTCGGCTAATTCACTATCTTTCGCCGCCTTATCTTCCGCAAACATATATTCGTTCAATTGAGTGATTTTTTCAGATATTTCCTCACTCTCACCCCGTCTAACGTATTGGATGGGTTCACCAAACACATAACCTTTCTTGAAATCTACTATCTCGAGGGCGTGATTTTCGACGATTTTGTTGTTTATCTCAGGTCTAACCCGCTTGACACGTTGAAGAATAGGCTGGTTACCACGGTAATAACGGTAGAGGTAATCTATCTCACTACTGTTGATGAGATGAACGCTCATCGCCTTTTTCAAAACCTCTACTACGTTCTCTCTTGTTATTTCGCTCTCAGACGAATAAATAACTCTTCTACCGAAAAACTGTCCACTCTCTACAAACGTATTATTTATTACAGCTCTCGTCGTAATCACCCCTTTCAACTATTGGTATATTATATCGTTCGCAGTAACGTTTCTCAATCATACAACCTCTACTCATACTCTTACTTCCAAAAGTCCACATTTCGTCGCACATATTTAAGAGGGTTAAGCAATACTCCATCCCTTTGTCATAATCCACTGACTCGTACATGTAACCGAACGTACGAATCGGGGACACGAAACAAATATTAGGATAAACATCGAAAAACAATTCAATGAGCCTTGCCACCTTCTCGGCATTCTCTTTTTTACCCCCAAACTCATGACAGATGTATACAACTTTATTAATCAAGCCATTTCATCCTTTCCCCTAAATCGGCATCCATAGCTTTCGAAAAAACAATTTATTAAAAATCACTCTACATACAGTAGATAATTTAATATACAGTTTTACACATATATTATATCACGACATATAGTATGTGTCAAAAAACAAATATACTAAATATAGTTAAAATGGTCGTCGGAACACTTCCACTTTTGCTCCGTCTAACGATTGAGCATATTCGGC